AAATGGGCTACCGCAACCGCATCAACAGGTCCAGCATTTCGTGCGTTTCGCAATACTTCAGCACAATCTTTCAGCCAAAACACTTGGACAAAAGTTCAGTTTAATTCAGAAACATTTGATACGGACAATTGTTTTGACTCAACAACAAATTATAGATTTACGCCGACAACTGCGGGTTATTATCAAATAAATTGTCAACTTTATACAGGAAAAACAGGGCAAAGCACTAATGGCGTACGACTTTACAAAAACGGTGCAAATTATTCTTTAATGTACGAATGGGTGAACACAAGCACTTATTCACAATTTGGCGGTTCAGATGTTGTTTATTTGAACGGTTCATCAGATTACGTTGAAATTTACATTTATGACAGTGATCCAAGCGCAAGAAACGTTGAACAAACAGGTGGCACAACTTCATACTTTACTGGTTCATGGATTAGGGGCTGATGAAATGTCACTTTATAATGATTTAATTGCGGCGCTTCCAGAATTGGAAGATTCAAAAGCATTTTTTGACGGAACAATTATTTTGCAAAACGACTCAGACGAATCAGGCGACTACATTGCAAAATGGGATTACACAAAGGCATTGCCAAAACCTTTTAAGGTTGGCAAATGACTTATCCGCAAGGCACAAATGCACGGTTGATCGAAGTCGCAGCAGCTGAAGTTGGCACGGTCGAAGAAGGCGACAACCTTACAAAGTACGGCAAATTTACAAAGGCAGACGGTTTGCCGTGGTGTGGTTCATTTGTCAATTGGTGTGCAGCCCAGGCAGGTGTCAAGATTCATTCAGTCGTCGGCACTGCCGTCGGCGCACATAAGTTCAAAGAGATTCAACGCTGGTCAGGCATGCCGCAACTGGGCTACCTGGCTTTCATGGACTTTCCACATGACGGCGTTGACCGCATTTCACACATTGGAATTGTGGTCGGACTAATCGACACAAAGACATGCTTGACGATCGAAGGCAACACCAGCGGGACAGGCGACCAACGCAATGGCGGCATGGTCATGGTCAAAGTGCGGTCATACGGTGAAGGCAAGGAAATCGTCGGATTCGGTATTCCAAAGTTTGTGCCCTATAAGGGAGAATTTCCAAAGATCGAAATACCAACCACGGCAGCGAAGCCAAAGAAGGAGACGAAAAAATGGAACAAGCCAAAGCCCTAGCAGCGTCATGGGCGCGTTCATTCATGGCGGCAGCACTTGCACTATACATGGCGGGCGTGACAGACCCTAAGACCCTTGCAATGGCAGGTGCAGCAGCAGTCGCACCAGTCGTTTTGCGCTGGTTAAATCCCAACGACAAAGCCTTCGGTTCTACGGGGAAGTGAACCGCAGATTCGCAGCGGCTGGGTTGGTTTGGGCACTTGCACTAACCCAGTCCGCTTGCGGGTATCAAGGGTGGACACGTTATGAATGCCAAGAATTCGACAACTGGTCAAAAGCGCATTGCCAAAAACCGCAATGTCTCCCCACTGGAACATGCACTGACGACCTACTTGGAATTAAATCGGAACAGACCCGCACGCCGTAAGTCACCCGAAGAAATCCACGCGCAGCTGATTTTGATAATTGGTTCAACCCTTGCAGCGGTGTTTTTAGTGGTAACCGTTGGCATAACTTATGCGCTCATTTTTGTCACTCAACCAGTCAGCGCGCAAGCACCCAACGACGCAGCCTTTATCGATCTATTGAAAACCCTGGCAATTTTCTTGACTGGTTCATTGGGTGGGGTACTTGCTGGCAATGGACTGAAATCAAAGCCAAAGCCGCAAGACACGCCGACAAACACGCAAGGTTCTTGACCGCGCGCCAATCATGCGTCACCCTGATGTCAGGTGGTAGTCCTACCGCCTAGAATCGGGAGAATTCAAAATGGTACTTGATCTACTTGACCCGCAGACATTGGGTCGTTTGGTGCTGGCAATCATTCTTATGGTGATTTCAGCAGCAGCAGGTTATGCAAAAGGCTTTAAAGAAGGAAAGCGTGAAGGCATTGCACGCCGTAAGGCAATGGTTCGTCACATGGCAAATAAGGCGGTCAAATAATGGCTGGCTTCCTGGACAATTACGAAGACGTAGCAGCGCGAATCAAGCGTTTTTGGGAGACACACCCAACTGGGCGAATTGAAAACAACATCATTGAATTTAATGCTGAAAAGGGTTTCATTCTAGTTCAGACCCAAATCTTCAAAGAGTATGAAGACCAAAAGCCTTCGGCGATCGATTACGCATTTGGCAACGTGGCAACCTACAACGTGCAAATGAAGAAATTTTTTGTCGAAGATACATGCACGAGCAGCATTGGACGCGCCATTGGTCTTTTGCTTGGTACAGATAAGCGACCAACGCGCCAGGACATGGAAAAGGTTGAAACAATCAGCACAACCGTTGCCAAATCAACGGCTGACGACTATGACCCGTGGACAAAGAAGTTTGGTGACGTGCCCAGTTACAAGACCGCAGCTGAAGCCGAACAGTCAGGCATTCCGTCATTGGGTTCATCAATGGACGAAATTGCCAAAACATTGGGCGGACAATTGGTCGAAGAAGCACCGCAATGCATTCATGGTCACCGCATTTGGAAGCAAGCCCACGAAGGCGCACCAAAGAATTGGGGCGGGTATTTCTGCACTGAGCGCACAAAAGCAACGCAATGCGCGCCAAACTGGTATGTCCTAACTTCAACAGGCAAATGGGCACCCCAGGTATGAGCGATCTAATCGAGATCATCTACCCACAAAGCATGACGGCAAGACTGTTACAAAACGGTGAAGTGATCGCCGAATACAAAGTCGAGCAATGCGACGGGTGCGCTAAGTTGCTGAAACTTGACCCGTTTGGTTACAAGATCGGGCAGGCAGGCGAAAAACTTGCTTGGTTATGCGGTGACTGCCGTTGAAAATGACATTGACCCGCGAAGAAGAAACCGTTTGCATGCTTGCAGCGGTCAAATTGCAGGTTGACAACCGTAAATTCATGGACAACCCCCAACGTCACCAAAAGGAAATGGGAACGTTTGAATACCTGGTTGAATCGGCTGAAGCAATTGGCAGCGAATGGGTTGTTGCCAAATACTTCGACCTTCCATTCAATCCGTATGAAAACAAATTCAAAACAAAGGCTGACGTAGGTAATGCGATCGAAGTTCGTTGGACGAAGTACGTGGCTGGTCAATTGATCGTTCATGAGTACGACAGACCAAACGACATTGCAGTGCTGGTCACTGGTCAATCGCCCCACTACTTCATTGCAGGGTGGATTCCCATTGCAATGGCACAACGCCCAAAGTATCGACACAGTAAGCAACCAAACTGGTGGGTCACTCAAATCAATCTTCAACCAATTGAGAATTTAAGGAAATCCAACTATGGACAAAGTGCAATTTGAATGCAGAATCTGCAAAAAGATCACGGTGCAGCTGATTCACAAAATAACCGACAATCTGCCCCAGGGTGTCGAAGTAATCCAATGCACGAAGTGCGAAATCATGGGGGTTGCACAAATAAGGGATTCAAATGCCAATCTATGAGTTTGAATGCACGGTGTGCAAAATCCGTATTGAAGTGGATAAGTCAATCCACGACGAGAACCAACCAATCTGCTGCGGGACAAACATGAGTCGCAGGTACTCAACTTTTGGCATTTCATTCAAGGGCGAAGGGTGGGGTTACCAGTGATCAATCCAAAAGACATTCACAAAGCAACCGACGGCAAGATTTACAGTTTCAGCGGCTTCGGCGGTGTCATGAATTGCAGCCAATGCGACGACGACACAATGGTCAATGAATACGACCGTGATGACGGGTTGGTTGTTTGGTTTTGCAAGAAGTGCGAAGATAGGTTGCACCTATGAGTTATCCACAGAAGTTATACACAGGGTGCAAAAGGTTGTGGGACACGCCCAACGCCATGCGTAATGTTGTTAAACATTTGACATACGCGATACGATTTCTTCGCGAGAAGCGAACCGCCACCGCGGTTAGTTCGCTGAAGCGCAGAAAACGTTATGGGACGAGTATTGCCATTTTGGCGGTTACTTCGACAGGGCTGATACACAATGCCAATGCAGCTAACTATTCAATAGATCATTTGAAACTTTATGCACATTCAAGGATTCTGGATTATAAAGAATTCCAGTGCTTCAATCAGATCATCACAAAAGAATCACGTTGGTCATACACTGCACGCAATGGGTCACATTATGGGTTGGGTCAAATGAGATCGAAGCACTACCGTGACCTTGACCCATTCAGACAGATCGACGCAACCATTCGCTATGTCACAATTCGTTATCAAACGCCATGCAAGGCATGGGCATTTCATCAGGAAAGGAATTACTACTGATGAGCAGTGCATTGAAGGACAATGGTTCCACAAGCCAATGGCGCAAGATTCGTCAGCGCATTTTGAATCGTGACGGGCATACATGCCAGGCGTGCGGTATGGACGGCAATTCAGTTGACCACATAGTGCCACGCAGTGCAGGCGGTGGCGATCAGGACTGGAATCTTCAGACATTATGCACATCATGCAATTCTGCGAAGGGTGGGGGTTTTTTTAATAGCACTAGGACACCCCTGACCCTTCCTGGT